AGTCTGATTGCTCAATTTACAGCATCTATTTCTGGCACTACTATGACTGTTACGGCATTCACAACTGGTGATGGCCTTATTGCTGTAGGCGATATTGTTTATGGTGCTGGTGTTTCCCCTATTACCAAAATCACCTCTTTGGGTACTGGGACAGGTAGCACTGGTACTTACAACGTCAGCGTATCTCAGACCGTATCTTCTTCTGCAAGCATATTCACAGGCTCTCCTACAGCATCTAGAATTAGAATTGCTGACACGGACACCACCACTTCACTTGGTCAACCAACTGGCTCTATTGAGTTCTTTGGCTCTGATACAACTGCTCCTACTGCTGGTGTCGGCGCTTACCTTTCTGCCATTTCTGAGAGTTCTAGTCCTGATACCGCACTGACCTTTGGCACTCGTGACGCTGCTGTGGGTGCTGTTGATGCCAACGAGCGTATGCGTATTGATAGTTCTGGAAACGTAGGTATTGGTACGATCAACCCACTCACACCTCTTAATGTTCAGGGTTCTTTTTCAACTGTAACTACAAATACCGCTTCTATTGCAATCTTTGAAAACGCAAACTCTACAGCAACAGCTTCGACCAGAATTGCTCTTCGGTCTGATCAAGGAGACACGCTTCGAGAAAGAGTTTACCTTGAGGCTGGGCGCGAAGGAACCAGTGGTGGCTATCTTGGCATTTGGACTCGTCCAGATGGCAGTGCCATCACAGAAAAAATGCGTATCACCAGCGCAGGAAACGTAGGTATTGGTACGACCACCCCAGCAACACAACTCCATGTGGAAGGCAACACAACTTCCATAGCTTCAATAACTAGCGCCTCCATAACTGGCATTACGCTGACCGTTGTGTCGGTTTCTGCTAACACCATTGCAGTTGGTGACCGTGTTTACGGCGTTGGGGTTGCTCCACTTACTAGAATTGTTTCTCAAAACTCTGGGACAACTGGGGGCGCTGGAACCTACACTGTCAGCGTCTATCAGACAGCCCCTGGACCAACGATGTACACTAGCTCTGGTACAGCAGCTACAGTCAGAATTACTGACACGGACGGCACCGTTTTAGCTGGACAACCATCTGGCACAATTGAGTTTTTTGTATCCGATATCAATACACCAACTCCTGGTGTTGGTGCTTACATCTCGGCTGTTTCAGAGGATTCTATCCCTGACACCTCCCTGACCTTTGGTACTCGTGAGTCCTTTGTTGGCGGAGGGGTTGATGCCAATGAGCGTATGCGTATTGGTTCTGTGGGGCAGATCGGCCTTGGCGGCGCAAACTACGGCACATCGGGCCAAACCATTGTGTCTGCTGGTTCTGCGGCGGCTCCTGCTTGGGGAACGCTGCCAGTTGCTGGTGGTGGAACTGGTGTTACTACATCAACAGGCACTGGCGCTGTTGTCCTTGGCACTGGGCCAACAATTACCGCAGCCGCTCTAAATGGCACGGTCGGGGCGACAACGCCATCCACAGGTGCCTTTACTACCGTCACAGCATCAACCAGCGTCCTGTCCTCTGGTACGGGCGGCATAGGGTACGCCACTGGCGCAGGCGTGGCTGTCACTCAGTTGACCAGTCGAACAACAACAACCCCAACAACTAACGGCAGCAAGAGTGGCGCTGTCACCTTATTTACCACCACAGCCGTGGTTGGAACGTACTTTTCTTTTACTGTGCCAAACACTGGCATAGCGGTCACCGACACGGTTGTGTTGTCGGTTCGTGGGGCAACTAACACCTATACGGCCTCTGTCACCGCAATCACTGCGGCCACCTCGTTTCAAATTACAATGGCATCGGTAGCAGGCACTGCCTCGGACACGCCAATCGTCAACTTCACCATCATCAAGGGGGTTTCAGCATAATGGATATTGTTGAGTTTTTGATGAAATGGGCGGTTGCACCTGTAATTGCTATCATGTTTGCCATGTATAATCGGCAACAGTCACATTCCACAGACATTGCTGTGTTAAAGGCCACAGCAACGGCTAACAAAGAGGCACACGACCGCGAGTTCAAGCAGATACAAGACAGCTTCAAGGCTGTATTCCTGAAATTAGATGACATTGAGAGGGCATTACGCAAATGATCAACCAAGCATCGTTGGAAATTATTAAGCAGTTTGAGGGCTGCAAGCTGACGGCATACAAATGCCCAGCGGGCGTCTGGACCATTGGCTACGGGACAACGGCAGCCGCCGCTGTGGGCATTGACCCAAGGGAAGGCACGACCATCACGCAGGGTGGGGCTGAGAAATATCTAAAGCTGGCAATCGAAAAGTTTGCGGCGGCAATCAAGCCCACCATCACCCAGCCCATCAATGAAAATGAGTTTGGCGCGTTTGTGTCTCTGGCGTACAACATTGGCAGTGGCGCATTCAAAAAGTCATCTGCATTGCGCCATTTCAACGCTGGCGACAAGGCAAAGGCCGCTGACGCGATCCTGATGTGGAACAAGGCTGGCGGTAAGGTTCTGAGCGGGCTTGTCCGTCGCCGCGCCGCTGAACGTGCGCTGTTTCTGACCCCCGTGGGTTTTGCACCTCAAGCCGACGAAACCACCGCCGTGCCAGATGCGCCACGCGACACACCCATGGAATCGACCACCATGCAGGCTGGCGCGGTTCAGGCCGTGTCTGCGGTGGGCGCTGGCGTGTCAGCCGTGTCAGCACTCAGCGGGACGGCGCAGATCGTGGCTCTGGTGTTCTGTGGTATCGTGGCGCTGGCCGCCGTGTGGATCATGCGTGAGCGCCTGCGCAAGTGGGCGGCGGGTGATCGCTGATGTTTGGTTGGATTAAACGGGCGGCTATTTGGGCCGCAGGCGCTGCCGCAATCATTTTTGCGGCATGGATGGCAGGAAAGCGTGACCAGCGTCAGAAGACCGCCCTCAAGACGGCAGAAACATATGCCAAAACCCGAAAGGAAATTGACAGTGTTGAAAACAATATCAGTGATGACCCTGCTGTGCTTCGTGACTGGCTGCGGGAGCGCGGTAAACAATAGCGCGCTGTGTGATGGTACATCTTCCGCCAGAACAAGTCACGCCGCCGCATTGGCAAAGGATGGCGGAGACGCATCCGTAATTACGGGGGCGCGTCTGATTATGATGATTGACGCGGCATGTAAGTGACGCCCCGCCAAAAAGAGGCGTATGACATCTATCTGGAGTGCGGCAGCAAAAAAGAAGTTGCCAGACGTTTAGGCGTAGATGAAAGTACTGCCAGAGAACTCATACGGCGCGCAATGAGATATATTGACCCCGCCGTTCTTGATGCGATGTCAGGCGCGGGGATGCAGGACACTGAAATCCTGCACTCTGGATGGCTAAAGACCGAGAAGGCATCTCTCTACTTTAAAATGCCCAAGGATGACCTGACGCAGAGTATGATTGAGCGCGTCAGGGATGCCATGAGTAAAATTGGCCCGATACCTGAAATTACACAAATTGATACGCACAGTGACGACCTTCTAACAGTGTATCCCCTATTTGACGCGCACATTGGCATGAGAGCGCGCAAAGAAGACTCTGGCGAGGATTACACGACGGCCATAGCCGCGAAGAGGCTGGTTCAGGGCGTGGCAAAATGCGTTTCGGCGGCACCATCCTCAAAGTTCGGAGTTGTTCTTGTCGGCGGTGATTTTCTCCACCACAACGACAACACAAATACAACGCAGAGCGGTCACGTATTGGACGTTGACACTCGGATTGACCAGACCATTGAGGTCGCCATAGACGCCTTGGCTGCAGCCATTGAGATTGCAGCCACAAAACATGAAAAGGTATTGGTATCCGTTATCCAAGGAAATCACGACCGAGACGCTTATCTGGCCGTGATGTTTGCCATGATGCAAAGATACAGGGAAAACCCGCGTATCGAGGTCCAAAAAAACTTTGGCGACTTCTTTGTCATGGAGTTTGGACTGTGCCTTCTCGCGGCTCACCACGGGGACAAGGCCAAGGCAGAGCGTCTGGTAATGCACCTCGCGCTTGAGTGGCCAGAAATGTGGGGAAGGACGCGGTTTCGCTTTTACTTCACGGGTCATTTGCATCACGCCAAGATGCAGGATATAGGTGGTGTCCAAGTTGAACAGTTGCGGCCTGTCACCCCCAGAGATTTCTACTCAGCGTCCAACGCCTATGGGTCGCAGGCTCAGATGCAGGCCATAACATTCCACAAGCAGCGCGGCGAAATCAGCCGCATAAAGGTATCCCTATGAACCGATCTCAAATCCTTGACACCGCAAAAGAATACGTCACCAAGGACCGCGCCGCAACCCACGGCGAGATGGAAGAAAATTTTAGTATAATTGCAAAGTATTGGTCCATCCATCTTGATATTCCCGTCACGGCGATTGACGTGTCTGTAATGATGGCGCTCGTTAAGGTGGCGAGGATCAAGTTGAATCCAAGCCATGAGGACAACTGGGTGGACGGCGCTGGGTATTTTGCCTGCGGCGGTGAACTTGCAACGTCTATTGGATAAACAAGAGATTTAGTCTATAGTGCCTTAAAACGTAGGGTGACATCATGGTTGGACTGACATACGCCACATACAAGACACAGATTGCGGAGATGGCCGTCGTTGCGCAAGATGACGTAAACTTCTTGGCAATTCTTGACTCCATGATTGATTATGCCACTTTGCGCATCAACCGCGACCTTGACTTGCTAAGCACGTCTGAATCTCTATATGGCCCAGCCTATAAGCTAACGGCTGGAAATAGAAACCTGTCTTTCAGTCAAAACCTTGGGGATGGGTCATATTTTGTGGTCAGTGAGCAAATCAACCTAATCACTCCAGCGGGTCAGACAAACCCAGATACAGCCACACGCGTGCCTTTGCTGCCCGCTACAAAGGAATTTATTGACGCTGTTTTTGGGTCTTCGTTGTCGGCAAATCGCGGCCAGCCAAAATACTTTGCGCCGTTTAATGACACACTATTTTTAGTTGGGCCAGTACCAAACGTTGAATACTTTGTTGAGGTTGTTGGCACGATCCGACCCGCGCCCCTGTCAGCAACCGTGACAACGACATTTATCAGCCAGTATTTGCCAGACCTTTTGATTATGGCGTCGATGATCTACATCTCTGCCTACCAGCGCAACTTTGGCCGTCAGTCGGATGATCCGCAAATGGCGCAAAGTTATGAGAACCAGTATCAGACGCTCCTCAAATCTGCCACAGTTGAGGAGGCGCGCAAGAAGTTTGAGGGTGCCGCATGGTCTTCGCAAGCACCTGCCACAGTTTCCTCACCGACGCGAGGGTAATACATGCCGCACGCCAGCCTTAAACTGATCCCAGGGGTTGATCAAAACAGGACACCCGCCCTGAATGAGGCGGCTATCTCTGAGAGCGACCTGATTAGGTTTGTCCCTGATCGGCAGGGACTGGGACTTCCGCAAAAGCTTGGCGGGTGGACGCAGTTTGTAAACAACACTCAGACATCAATTGTCCGCGCTCTGCATTCGTGGGCCGACGTAAATAGCAACTCATACCTTGCCATTGGTCAAGAAGGCAGTCTTGATATTGCGGAGCCGAATCAAGACTCTAGCTCTATCTCACCCTCTCTTTACATATACAACCTTCCCGTATCTGCAAAGACAACTTCAGGCTCGGCCACAGTTGACATAACAGATAACAATTCAAACATTTCGTCGTATGATGGCATTGACATCTTAACCCCAATTAGCGTCGGCGGCATTGTCCTGTCTGGATATTATCCGCCAATTGCGCTGAGTGCCAATGTTTATCAGATAACAGCACGAAACATTATTGGCCTTCTGACGCCCGCAACAAACACTTTTTCCGTCACGGCAATAACTGTTACAGGAGGCGGACCATACACTGCCACCGCAACTTGTTCCCCATCTAATCTGGTTGTAGCTGTCGGTTCTACGGTCACGTTTACGGGCGTAACTCCATTGGGATATAACGCCACATGGACGGTTCTGACATCTTCGGCTGGAACGTTCACATTCGAAACCCCAACCAATCTTGGGGCGCTGACCGTGGCTGGAAGTTTTGTTGCGTCCACGGCAACAAGCGGCGTTGTCCCATCATTCACAACAGCCAATGGGGAAATTAACGTTACCGTGACGCTTCCAAATCATGGATATACAGAGGGATCAACCTTTGCAATTTTAATCCCAACCACGGTCGGTGGTATTACTCTGTATGGTAACTACAATGTCCTTGGTACGCCACTGGCGACAACAAACACTTTTGTAATTGCGTCACAAAATTCTGCAACATCAAGTGCCACCGTATTTATGAATGGCGGAAATGCCCGCATTGTATATTTCGTCGGCCAACAAAACATTCCACCTTCAAGTGGATTTGGTGGCGGTGGTTTTGGAAGTGGCGGTTTTGGCACTGGCGTTACATCAAGCGGCGGAAGACAGCTTGCCATTGCATCAGTATCAACAGCGTCCCTTGTGGCAACCGTTACCATCAATCAGGCCATTTATGTCGCGCCAGGGACACAGCTTACAATCAGCGGCACAACAAACTACAACGGACCTAAAACAGTAACAGCCGCCACATCTGGGGCCACAAGCACATTCTCATTTCCAGTTGGGTCAGCATTTGCCACGGAAACTACTGGCACGGCAACTGTAAGTACTTGGGGGTTTCCTTATGGAGCCTACAATCAGGCAGGAACGTCTGTCGCGCCATTTACGGTAACAGACTGGTCACTGGACAACTGGGGCGGCTTCCTTATCGCAAGCCCAGCCAAGGGTAATATTTTTTATTATGACTCGCTTGGTGGCTCAAATCACGCAACCCTGATTCCCAATTCCCCCAGCGTCAACGAGGGCTTCTTTACTGCCATGCCAGAGCGTCAGATTGTGGCGTATGGGTCAACATTTAACGGCATCCAAGACCCACTGCTGGTGCGCTTTACAGACATCGGAAACTTCACCAGTTGGGTCGCCACGGTCAGCAATCAAGCGGGTTCATTCCGCATCCCAAAGGGATCGAGAATCGTAGGCGCAATGCAGGGTCCGCAGCAGGGACTTCTGTGGACAGACACGCATTTGTGGTCAATGCAGTACATCAACCTGCCTCTGGTGTATTCATTCAATGAGATTGGCGCGGGCTGTGGTCTTGTGGGTCGCAAAGCCATGGGTTCGATGGCTGGCATCGTGTATTGGATGTCACAGAGCCAGTTTTACATGCTGGCTGGCGGCGGCGTTCAACCAATTCCCTGCCCAATTTGGGACGTGATCTTCCAAGATATCGACGAAAACTATTTGGAAAATGTCCGTTGCGCGCCAAACAGCCGTTTTGGCGAAGTGACTTGGTATTATCCGACCGCAGGGTCAAATGGCACGCCCACAAAATACGTCAAATACAACACCCTGCTCCAGCAGTGGGATTTTGGGACGCTGACCCGCACGGCTTGGATTGATCAGGGCGTCTTTGGGCCACCCATCGGCGCGTCAGGTGATAATATTATTTACCAGCACGAGACATCCACAAACGCTGGCGGATCGCAAATGAACTCGTCCGTCCGTACAGGGTATTTCGCCCTAAGTGAGGGCGACCAGATGACGTTTATGGATCAGGTTTGGCCAGACATGAAGTGGGGATATTATGGTGGCACCAACAGCGCAACCGTCAACATCACGTTTTATGCTGCAGATTACCCAGGCCAGACGCCAAGGGTTTACGGGCCGTTCAGCGTAAATCAATCAACGGAATACATCTCGCCGCGAATCCGCGCACGCCTGATATCAATTGAAATTTCAGGCAATCAACTTGACTCATTTTGGCGGATGGGCAACATCCGATACCGCCTCCAGCCAGATGGGAAATACTGATGTCTTCCTTATCCGATATCCTCTCAGCAGCCAAAAACGTGGTCACCTCCGTAAACCAGCTTGGTCAGACATACCTGAAGGTCAATGGCACGGTCAGATCAGCCACCCTTACCGCCACGACACTTGTCTCAAGCACTCAAGGCCGACTGGCGTCTGTCAGCATTGTGGTCGCGGGAAGCACGCCATGTGTGATATATGACAGCAACGCCATTGCAAGCCTTACCAGTGGGCTTGCGGCGGTTACAAACGTCATCGGCGTGACCGTCATAAACATGCCGTACAATAATGGCCTTGTCGTTGTCCCAGGTACGGGCATGACTGTGGTTGTCTCATACTCCGAGGGAGCGTAAAATGGCCAATGAACACATCATACAGGCTGCAGTGAATATGGCCCGCGCACGCGGCGGCAAGACAAAAGTCCATAAGGGGCCGATCCACAGCGCCGTTGCGGGGCGCACAGACCACCTGCCGATGCATGTGGCGTCTGGGTCTTACGTCATCCCCGCAGACATTATTTCCGCCATGGGTGAGGGCAACTCAATGGCTGGCTTTAAGGTCGCGAAGGACATTTTCAGCCGCAGCAATCGAGATATTACCAAAGGTACGCCGTATGGTGAATCTGGCCTGCCATACGGTGCTTCTGCCCCCCAAAAGGCTGGTGGTGGTGCCGCTGATAGCGGTCAAGCAGCAAACCGTGTTGTTGTAAATCGCCCAGATGGCGGCGGATCAAATGCAGCGGTGGCGCGTCCCACTGCTGTGGCACCCAGCAACAACAACGCAACTGAACGTTCACGGGCCGCTGTTGCAACGCCATCTGGGCAAGCCGACCGATACACTGGCCTCTGGGACATGGTGAATGGCGGCGGTAAAGGTGCTGGCTACAAAAACCTTGGCGACATGTTTGACGGCGGCGGTATGGGAGCGTCTGGCGACAGATTTGAGGGCGGCCCATTCTCTGGCGTGATGAACAGCCTTGGATTTAATCCATCGGGCAGCGCATCCCCCGCTGGTGTCAGCCCAACAACAATTGATCCAAGCGGTTATGATCAAACTTCTGCTGTAAACAGATACGGTCCAACATTTTTGTCTTTCATCAACCCATTGTATGGAAGCATTGCAAAAGGGTTTCAACGCAACAACGCTGGACAGACTGGGTTTCAGAGGTTTGGCGAAAACTTTGCCGATGGCGGCGCGACAGATGGCGTCCCGATTGTTGCGGCTGGCGGTGAGTATGTGATACCACCTGAAGACGTGGTCGAGATCGGCAAGGGTGACATGGATCATGGACACAAAATCCTAGACGCCTTTGTAAAGAAGATGCGGCAAAAAACAATCAAGACCCTGCAAAACCTCCCAGGCCCGAAGAAGGATTAAATTATGGATGAAATAACAGTCCGCGTTGGCACGGCGGCAGACTTTAACGAGATGATGCGCCTCTCTATTGCGGCAACTGAGGAGAATGCGTTTATCGCCCCCGACATCGCACTGCTCGCCAATCAGGTCTGGAAGTCACTCACGCAGCAGGGTGGATTGGTCGGCGTAATTGGTGACACCGTGGGCGGGCCACTTGAGGGTGCGATCCTCCTGAACATTGGCCCCGTGTGGTACAGCGTTGAGCCTGTCCTTGAGGAGAAGGCGATCTTCGTTGACCCAGAGTTCCGCGCTGCAAAGGGTGGCCGCGCACGCAAGCTGGCAGAGTTTGCAAAGACGATGGCGGAAGAACTTGAGTTGCCTTTGGCAATTGGTGTACTGTCAAATAGCAGGACAGAGGCGAAGATTCGGCTCTATGAGAGAACCTTTGGCAAGCCCGCAGGTGTATACTTCCTTTACAATGCAAAGACTGGTATAGTTCCAGAAATCGAAGGGGAAACCTGATGGGCGGCAAGACATCAACATCTACAAGTAACGTAAGTATTCCTCCAGAGGTGTTGGCGCGGTATAACGCTATCAATACACGAGCGGAGACTGCCGCCAATAAACCTTTTCAGGCCTTTGGCAACAATGCTGCAGATTATGTCGCCCAGATGAATGCCCAGCAGGCCGCTGGAACGAATACCATCAACGCAAACACAGGCCCCGCATCGGCTGGCATTGATCCGTATATTACGTCCTACACAAAGAACGTGGCTGACACCACTGGCGCGTACCTAAAACAACAGCAGGAGCAGGCACAGTCTGGCGCTCTGGGTACTGCTGTACAATCTGGAGCGTTTGGTGGTGACCGCGCTGGCGTTGCCGCAGCCAACCTTCAGCAGCAGAACCAGATGGCATACGGCAAGACGATGGCCGACATCATGAACCAAGGGTACACTCAGGCTCTTGGTGCGTCTCAGGCCGACCTTAACCGTGGCCTGCAGGCTGGTCAGATGCAGTTGGCTGCTGGCACCATGCAGCAGCAGACCGAACAGGCTGGCAAAGATGCCATGATCAACCGATTTATGCAGGAACAGGGCTTGCCCTACCAGCAGGCGCAGTTCCTTGCAAACATTGCACTTGGGACTGGTGTGGCATCTGGATCGACCACGACAACCACCCAGCCAATTGGTTTCTTCCAGAACCTGGCGACTGGCGGCAAAGTCGATGGCTATGCAGAGGGCGGCGGCGTTGCTGGGCCAGTGTCTCACAGCAAAGAGGCAATTGGCGGTCTTGGATATGTGCCAGAGCCAAACCTTCCTATTGGCGATCTGATGATTGCAAAGCCCCCAGAGCAACAAGATAACAACGGCGGGGATATTGTTGCCAAAGTTCTTGCAATGATTGGCGGTGGAGGAAAAGCCGAAGGCGGCAGTGTAGTCCGCCCAAGCCTTCCAAAAGAAATGGGACGGCTAATCCCAGAACCATCTGAACCCGTTAATTTTATGGACTCGCGGCAGGCAAAAACAATTGCCGCAATTCCACGCGCACTGTTAGAGGCGCTAAATATCATCAGTGCTGACGGACACGCCGCACGGGCTGAAAAACCTATTGATAGGGAAACGATAGGCCGCGAAATAAGAGGCGGCGAAAAAATGAATGAGTTTTACGGGCAAGTAGAGGATATGAAGCAAGCCATTGATAGAAAACTTCTGGGTCCAATTGCCAGCGGTTACAATTCAGTTGGCTCTGGCGTCTCCAGTAGGCTTGCGGATTTATTTGGAACTCTTGGTGACGACATGGTGCAGAAGACCTACCAAGATTTGGCAGGGGAAAGCGCAGATAAAGCCCTTCGGTATTATAATGAGGGCATCTTCTCCCCCAAGGCCGCAACGCTTGGGGAAATTGAAGACCGCAAGGAACTTGCACATCTGACCCGATACGCATCTGGCGGTGTCGCGGGTGGCCGTCACGGGTATGCAACCGATGGATATGTCGGTCCAAACAGCCGTGAAGAGGCTCTTGCTAGGTATGATGTTCTGCCAAAAGTTGGTCGCACAGAGAATTTGGCCAACGATCTTCTTATTGCCCTCGGTAAGCAGCCGCTCAATGATAACTATATGCCACCGCGAGGGGGCGTCTCTCCTGCGTTTGAAATGCCAGATCGCCCTATCAGCCTGACGCCGCCAACTGGTGTATCAAACCTTGGACAGACCACCCGTAAAGGGGAAGATAACTACTTTAAAATGATAGAAAACCCCACAAAGGGACAGGTTCTGGACTACGGCATTTCTCAAGGCAGAACTCCAACTGGAAACTTCATGCCGCCACGGGGGATGCCAGATCGCCCTATTAGCTTGACGCCACGCAGCGGCCTTGCGCCTACAGAATCCCCGATTCCATTGGCCCGTCCTGCTGGCTTGGCTGGTGGTGCAGACGTTGCGGCTGACACTATGGCTGTCCTTGGCAACACCCCAGCAGCAACAGGCGTTGTCGCTCCGACTGTGGCAACGGGCGTTGTCGCGCCAACTGCCGTTGCGCCTCAGGCCAGCCCTAAAACTAACACTGGTGAAATACCGCAGGGTGGTTACACACCAATCGTTTCAACTGAAACGCAAGTTCAGTTTCAACTTCAGGAACCTGAATATCAAGAATACAGAAACACGCCGTATGCAACAGCCGCAGATGCTGCAACTGGCATGGATGTTCTTGTTGAGCGATCTGGTGGTGCTGGTCGTAAAGAAGCTGCAATGTATGCTGAAAGCGTTGCTGAAGCGGCGCAAAACGGAGATTTTTCAAAACTTCCTCCCAATGTAGGCAAGATATACAACCAACTGATCAGCGAAGGCGTAAGTCCAATTCACGCCGCTGGCACTGTTGGCCGCTACATGGTGGAAAGCTATGTTCACATTGACCCTAACGCAAGAAACACACTTGGCGGTGGCATGGGAACCTATGGCATTGCTCAGTGGCGTGGTGATCGCATGAAAGCCTTGGCAGAGTTTGCAGGGGTGCCGTTGGAAAGCCTTGCAAACGCCCCAGTGTCAACGCCAGAGGGTCGTTACTATTCGACTGGCGCTGATTACAGTGGTGGCCTTGGCGGCACTAGGACAGATGCCGCTGGCGCTCCTATGGGCGGCGTGAAGCCATACGAGGATCGCAACGCCGTTGGGAAGTTTTTCAACAATCCAGAGGGTGGATTGAACAGAAACGCACTTCTATCCTTGTTATCTGGCCTTGGCACAATGGCGTCGTCTCGCAGCAGATCGCCGTTTACAGCCATCCTGCAAGGATTAGGCGGCGGTGCAGAAACTTATAAAGACCTTCTAAAACAAAATGCTGACATCGACTTCACCAATGCCCAGACAGCAAACCAAGGCGTTCAACTGTTCAAGAACTCTATCTACTACAACGAAGCCCTCGGCCAGACATTTGTCCCACTTCAAGGTGGTGGCGTTCAGACGTTTGCAGACTTTATGGTCAAGCCCGCTGGCGCATCTATGGCTGGTGTGGCTGCTGATCAGGTCATGCGTAGCATTGCTGGCGGTGCTGAAAGTAGGGGTGTTGACCTTGCAACCGCAACACCAGAGCAAATCTTTGGTGGTGGTGTCGCCCCTTCGGCTGCCCCAATGGATCAGGGCGCTGCACCGCAAACGCCAGCAGCAGGCATGCCCGTTCCTCAGGTTATTGTGCCGTACGCACCACTTGGGACGTTTGCGCTGGATGATAAAGATCAGGCCTATATCCAGCAGGCTGAAGCGCGGTCACGCTCGGCTATAACGCCACAAGATCGCGAGAACCTAAACAACCAAGCAGCAGCAACCCGTGCTGCGGCGGACAATGGCACCGCATCTGCGGGCATGTCATTCAGAAACATGAATGAACTTGCAGTTACGGTTGCAAAAGCCGCTAAGGATAACAATCTTGGACCACTGACTGAATACAAAGCTTACTTTGAGGCTCGTGCGGGACAAATTGCTAGACAATTTAATATTCCGTACAATGGAAATGCTACAACAACGCAGGCGCTATTGAATAAACTATCCTCACTTAGCGCGGATCAAATGACGGCTGATACGGCAGCCGCATCCCTGTACTTGCAGAACAAGGGTATCTTCCCAGGTATTGACACAGACCCGATTGCTGCTGCTGAAATTACATCGGAAATGATGACTAAGAACATGGCCGCTTACGAAAAGGGTCAATTTATCAACGACATCTATCGGGCGCAAAACGGAACGGTAAAAGACCTGACGGGCGTAGATACTCTTTTCAACGATAAGGTTGGTACCTTATATCAAGTCGAAAAGACAAACATTGCAGACCTGTTAAAGTATGCTGGCGATACAAGGGGCGATGCTGAACTTAGACAACTTGTTGTTGATTTCTTTGACAGTGCCAATAGGGGTGCCTTTGAAAATCAAACGGAAGCACAGATGGCGCTTGAAGAAATATTTGGCGCTATGTACGCCAATTCACCAGAGCAACACAGGGTATCAGAAAGTCTTGGTCGATACTTTGTCCAACAAGGGAACTCTTAATCATGGCCGATGGTGAGATCAAGTTTAAGACCTTTGGTGGATCGCCAGCGGGCGCTATGGATCAGGGACAGGGTCAAGCGCAACTGGGGCAAAGCTTTGCTGAACGGGCTGCCGCCATTAAGGCAAGAATGGCCCAAAGCGGGACTGCTGCCCCTGCGGTTGCTGGTGCGCCAAATCGCTCTGATGCATACATGCTTCAAAGACTGAGCGAAGGTCAAAATACCCAGCCAGACAACTTGTCTGCGGCTGAATACGCAGAAATGCCAACTGGCGAGTATGCAATGAGAGTTGCAGGAAATTTGCCAAGAAGCATAGGAAATCAAGTTGCTGGTTTTGGTACCGCTATTATGAACCCAGTTGAAACCGCAACAACAATTGGCAAGCTTGGCGTTGGCGTGGGATCAAAGGCGCTGGACGCTGCGGGCAATGCGGTTGGATATGGCCCAGTACTTGACCCAGCCTTGAAGGGTGAACGCGAGGCTGTTGCAGATGCTTTGGGCCAGAGCTACAAGAGCCGTTTTGACTTTACCGAAGGTGGTGAGGGCTACAAACATTTGGCTGAAGACCCTGCCGCATATCTGGCTGATGCGGCCACAGTTTTGTCTGGTGGCGCTGGTGCAGCATCAAAACTTGGCGTGATTTCAAAAACGGGAAATCTTGCAAAGTGGGGGAGCAGGGCGGCAAACTTAGACCCAGTTCAGGCTGCAATGAACCTTACAGGAAAAGCCGCAACCACGGTTGGTAAGGCGGTCCCTTATGGCTTGATGGGAGCGCAAAATATTGCAAGTAGCGTTCCGCTTCCAACGCTTCAGAGGATCAGGGAGATTGGACTGAGTGGCAATCCCGAAAGGATGCAAGCCTTTGTCTCGTCAATGCAGGGAAACCCACGTTTTGCTGGGGATTCCGTTGACGCTATAAATAAAGCTGTAAACGACATGGCTGAAGCTGCAAGCGATTCTTACATGACAAATCAGGCCACAGCTTTTGCTCGAACGCAACCTGTTGATCTCACAAACGTTAATCCTGCCAGAGACACATTGGAGGGAATGATAAAACCTAGCGGTATTTTGCGAACTGATCCAGGTTATTCATCCACGGACATGTTAAATGCAACCGCAGCGTTAAACGCAGTTGATAACGTTTTAACGTTTCCGTCACCCAACGGTAGAACAATTCAGGAACTTGATAGAGTAAAAAAAATCTTGGGTACCCGCGCTGAACAAATTGGAGATTTTGCTCTTAAGACCCGCGTACAAGCCATGGCGGGAGAACTTGTAGAAGCTATGGGGCGCACCGATCCAGCTTATGGAAAAATGATGTCTGGATGGCAAGACTGGAAACGTCAACTTAAAAATATTAAATCAGATTTTCTTGGCTCTCAAAACCTGTCCGATGTGAAAAAGGCAAGAAAAATCAAGAAAGCTTTTTCATCCAGAGAGGCGGACGAACTTTTTAATCTTATTGAAGGAACCCCAAGTGGAAAAAATCTTCGGGACTCTTTGGCTGGTGACACCGTAAAGGACTGGGGCAGTGACCGCATCAACGCTGCGGTTGCTGGCCTTGGTGGAGTTTTGGGGGCTGGCCTCACAGTAGGTATGCACCCATCGGCTGCTTTGGCAGCAATTCCGCTTGCCCTTACATCGCCTAAGTTTGCTGGCCTCACACAGTATAACCTAGCCCGCGCTGAGAGGGCTGTAAACTCTGCCGCCCGCAAAGCTGCCAATGTTGTCGCCCCTCCAATCATTACCAACGTGGGATCGCAGATCGGTTCGTCTATGGATGACCGCGAGGGCCGCAAATCTGGCGGACGGGTGGACAGCCACGATATGGCAGCAGACCACTTGGTTCGGGCCGCAGAACGTGCTAAGAGGGGTTTGAGCGCCCACACAGAGGGCCTGCTGAACACGCCTGATGAGGCAGTGGCAAGCGCCTTGGAAATTGCGAATAGGAGCATCTGATGGTAACGACGAACAAGGGGCTAAGTCAGCCAGCGCTTGGCGACACGGGGTGGAATACTCCCATCAATGGCAACTCCACGATCCTTGACAGGGCGCTGGGCGATTACGCGGATGTGCTTGGTACAACTGGCGTTGTGTCGCTGAACACCACACAAGTTCAGAGCATGTGCCTGAAGTCTGACACTTTGGCGTTCACGAATGACGTTACGTTTGTCGTTCCAATCGGTGTTAAGGGCCAGTGGGTGGTGGTCAACCAGAGTGTTTCAAACGTCTACAACCTGATTGTCAAGAATGCCGCCAGCGCCACCAGTGTCTCCATTCCAAATGGCCAGACCCGCACGGTGTATTCGGACGGAAATATTGTTTTTTTTGTGGATACACAATCAACGTCGGCGCTGCAAAGCCTTGCCATCGGTAACAGCTTCGGCACCGCAAGCGCAAGCTGCGCTGGAACCAACGCCACCATCACTTTTTCTGGCGGGTATTTGATTGCCGTTGGGCAGGTTATCAGCGTCAAAGGTGTCGATCCCACGGGATACAATGGCGTGTGGACCGTCACGGCGTCATCGGCTGGGTCTGTGACCTTCGTGGTTCCAGCTACCCTGGGCAGCCAGACCTTTGCTGGCACGCTGTACTACGGGGCCATCACAGGCTCCACCCTAAACCTGTCTGGCAAGGGCGCTGTTTCTGGCGTGGCCACACAGACTGAGGCGGTTGCAGGCACCGATAACACAACGCTTATGACGCCATTAAACCTTCGTCAAGGACTGAACGCCTCTGGCAGCGCCCCAATATTTGCCTGCCGTGCGTGGGGTACGTGTGATGCAAGTGGAAATTTCGTTTCAGGCGGAAACGTAGCATCAATTAGCGGCTTAAACCCGACCACTGTGACTTTCACCACAGCAATGCAGGACGCAAACTATTCTGTTGTCCTTGGTGGATTTGGCGGCGAGAGTAACACTCGTTACCCCCATATAAGAAGCAAAACTACTACAGGCTTCACAATGGCAAACGGTGCCAATACGGGCGGCGGTATGTCGTTTGCAGTGTTTAGGTAAAGATTAAACCCACACGACCCTGTACAGGTCACCGCCGCTGCGTACAAGGTTACAGTTGAACCTGCCAATGGGTAGGCTCTCAACCACTGATGCGGGGAATGTAATCCGAATGGTCGCGCTTTGTTTGCTGGTCTTGTTGGCAACGGAATCACCACCCTCGTGAAACTTGAACGCAATATCCCCGTGCTGATTTACCATAACGTCAACAAATGGGATGTCAGGCACCATTCCAATGGGGATGATGATATATGCCACCCGTGGGTGCTTAAAGCTGCGCGTGATTGTGGGGACTTTCTTTTTATGGTTCATTTTTCAGACGCCTTAACCTTGCCGATGTGCGCCGTGTTCAGAATTACATCGCCCACGCTGTAATACCCGCCGCCATCTTGCTTTCGGTAAAACTCCTCAACGACAATAAAGTCGCACTCATTCAGGGTATAGACAAAATCATGTACAGATTCAGCTTCATGCTCACCGATCACTTGGTGAATAGAATTTCCGCTTCGTGACGGCATGTTCAGAGTAATATAAAATTTCATCGTGCATTCCTCTTTTTGTAAATCCTCCACACCTCGTTTTCAACGTGGGGTCGGATTAATTCTGGCAGTCTGGACAGCGCGTTTTGTCTCGCCACCTTTCCATTCATGGATAAGATGGAGATTGCCGCATCATAGATATGTTTGCTGCACACGGATTGGATCGAGTCGTCCTCGTCTTCAAGCCTTACCTTGCCAGTCAACACGCGTCTAATACGCTCACTTGGCTTTAGCATCAAGCCACTCCTCAAACGCCTGCCACGCAGCATCAGCGCCCAGCGCGATACACACAAAACATCCTGCATCCTGCGCCGCACGCATGTAATTAATCTGAGCCTGATGAAGGGAAGAAAGCATGTGATCTCGGCGCTTCAACTCGCACACAAAGCTGGGATTTGATGGTATGATGATGTCGGTCGCGCCCGTTGTCATCCCCTCGCTCTTTTCCTTCGCCGCCTGCAGGTGCGTGCGCTTACCCTCGTTTCGGGGGTGTATGGCGATTGCGCCATATTTAGGATGTTGACGCCGAACCCTTGCAAAAAAAGTTACCTGTTCCAGAGCCTCCGAGGGGCATTTCCCTCGGAAGTCCATGTCACCGTATACTTTTAGGTCGCTGGGGACTTTCATCTGCACTCTCATTGTAAGCAAAGACGCTGTAGAAACCGCTGTCGGCGTCTTTTGCATATGTAATCGTCTTGGGTACTGACCCGCCAAGATTGTCAAACAGGGCCTTCTGGATTCTGGCCTTGTGGAACGTCGGCTCTTTTAGCACCCAGAATGAGAATGACCTATAAGGGGTGACCACGTCAACCCTGCGCGTGGCCTTTCCAGAGTTTGAGATGTGATCCCGCTCCTTCCACTCCACAACCTTGTCGGTCTGTCGGCGTGTTGGGTCTTTTTTCATATTCTTGAAGTCAACGGCCAGCTTTTCGTTGGGGTCAACTATTTCCGCCTTACACTCAATGCAATACCGCGCCGCGATGTCATTTTCGGCGTCACACGCACCGCATTTCTTGAATGTCCATCTGTGGTGACACTGGACCTCGTCTCCCGCCACGTTGACGGTGGCTCGGCAACGGCGCCCAAAGTGCGCTGGCATTGGCCCCCACTCCGTCTCGATGGGGTTTCCGTCGAGATCGAGAAAATGCCCATGGATGTCGATCTGGTATCCGTCAAAATTTGGCCGCGCCGCAAACGTATTTTCGGCCTCACACAACGGGCAGACAGCCTTCAACTCTGACATTTCACCGCCCGAAACGGAAACCTTGATCTCTGGGTTGAAGATGTCCCCATCGGGGCAGTGGCGCTCGATGTTCTGCGCATAGTCCAAGATCATGCAGTCATTCTTGCCCTCGTCCCAGCGCAGGCCACGGCCTATGATCTGCTGCAGCAGGCCGACGCTTTCAGTGGCGCGTAGGAGGGCCACCACGTCAACGTGCGGCGCGTCAAACCCTGTGGTGAGGACCGAAACGTTTACGAGGTACTTGATCTTGTACGCCTTGAACGCCGCCAGAATGCGGTCACGCTCTGCCTTTGGCGTCTCACCTGTCACCAAGGCCGACAAGTTAGATGGCAGGCTGGCCATGACCTCTTGGGCGTGCTGCACGGTGGCCGCAAAGATCATCACGCCCTTGCGGTCTGCGGATCGGGTGACGATGTCGGCCACGATCAGGGATGTCTTGCGGCCATGCCCGTGGTATGCCCTGTCAACATCAGAGGCATTGAATTTCCCCGTGGTGTTGATCTCCATTGCCATCGTCTCATAGGCTTCACCGCCCGTCTCAGACACATATGGCCGCGTCAGATACCCCGCCTCAATCAGTTCAGTTGCCCTGATGCGGTGAACGCAGGCGGAAAAATAGGGGGCCTTGGTTTGCCACTCGGCCACAGGCGTGCCGTCTGGCCACTTGTTGAACACATACCCCGTATTCATACGGTATGGCGTAGCAGACAGGCCAATCACGCGCAGGTTCTCGTTGGCGTCCCGCATGGCGTCGATGATGGATTTGACCGTCGGCGTCAGCCCGTGGCATTCATCTATTATCACCGCCGCAAATTGGTTCCCAAAGCGAGATATGGCGTTGCTGACAGTCACGGGCGTCCCGAATACAACGGGATACCGTAGGCTTTTCTGTCCTGCGGATGCGCTGAAGATGGACGCCTTGGCACCTGTCAGTTTGTACTTGTCGGCATTCTGCACCACCAACTCGGCGGATGGGGCCAAGCACAGGATATGCTTGCCCCCAGACATCTTGTTGATTGATTCAGCCACGGCGGAGATGATGTGGGACTTGCCCGCACCTGTCGCCGCCTCAATGCAGCATGGGGAACGACTGGTTTTCACCCACGACATGATGGCGTCGTGGGATTCCTGTTGGTACGGGCGGAGTGTCATTTCAGGGTCCAGTACATGGACGGTTTGCCACGCCACGGCTCAAGGTTGGCATTTGGGGCAAGTTCTTTGATCGCCTTCGCGTATGAAATCGCGCCAGCCTTTTCAACCTTAATCAGTTTCTTACCGCCAAATACAGCATTCTCACCGCCGCACATCTCAACAATGCTTTCCAAAAGTTCCTTTTTGCGATCTTCGGCGCGCGCGATGGCATCCTGAAGATCGTTGTACTCGGCCACCATCTGAAGCGCCCGTGGGGTGTCTACAGTGGCGCGCTTGTCTTCAAGGTAGGCGTCTGGCTCGTCGCACTCGACCAGAAATTCTTGATAGAACGCCTTAAGCTTGGGGAGGTTTTTTTCAATCCAGCTTCTGTCGTAATAGACATAATCAATTTTACTGTCGTGCGGCGTCCACTGCCAGAAAAAGCAGTGCGGCTTTCCAGTAACAAACATTTGGACTTGCATCTGTGCGTGGTAATGCGGCTGTTCCTCCACAGATTTAAATAGAACTGGGGCTTCTGTGTTACGCAAACCAAAAGGACACTTGATTTCAATCAGCGCACCATCGCCAATTAAGCCGTCTGGACTTGCGCCAATCCACGGAAGATCGGGATGAACCACAAAACTGGCTGGTTTAACAAGGTGTCCTAAGTCGTGCTGAAACGCCTCACGCGCCTCGTCCTCGTGGGTAATGCCCCACTGGGTGGCGATGTTGCCCTTAAACTCTGACGGCGCGCCGTGATAGGCACGCACCATGCGGCGCATTGCCTCGTCGCGGGTGCAGTTGGGGTCAAGGCCGAGGATCGCCCCCACCATTGAGCCTGTGATGCGGCCCTTGCGGGCGTCAAACCATTCTTGTGATCTCTGTTCCATATTCAATCCATCCATAATGATAAGGTGGAGACGCCCGAAGGCGCCCCCTGTTTTTACAACTTAAAAAGGAATCTCGTCGTCCAGTTCCTTGCGGGATGGGCCACGCCCAGCCGACGCCTTCGCCTGAGACGCCTGCAGCTTTGCCAGTTCTTCTGGGCTGGTGCGCTCAGAGTTCTTTGGCGCGACCGCGCCGACCCAGTTGCCCTCGATCAGCGCGCCAGTCATGCGGTCTGTCTGCTGCCACTCCATAATCTTGATGACCATGGGCTTCATCGTTAAGGACGACGTGAGGTCGATATCGGTCGGCATCACACCTTTCGCCGCCAGCTTTCCGCCTGAGTTAGCGTCGATTGCCATCAACATCCGCTTTGCCTTGTCCTTTTTCGTTACGGATTTTGATGTAGGTTTTTTTTCTTTATCAAAGGTGCCTGGGTCGTAGTCGTCAACCCAAACCTTTTGAAAAATCTTACGGTTCGCCAACTCTTCAGGCTGCAGCAAGGTCCAACGCAGGCTGATAAACTTAGCGCCATCTGTGGCGCGGTCCCACTTAGCCTCGTCGATTGCAGCCAAGGCTTGAGTCCCCTCTGGGATGATCTCAATCTTGCCACCGCCAGCGTCAAACGCGCCGTTGCTTTCTTCGTCTTTGAGGTCAGTGTTGTCTGACAGTTTCCAAAAATCGCTCATTTCACGTCTTCCTTCTTAACTTTAATGGGTTTCGGCAGGTACTGGGCAAACGGGTTGACCCCGATTTCCAAAGTAATTGGCTCGTTGATGCCGAAACGGTTCTTTGAGACGTTTGCAGCCATTGCGTGGCACACAAGTTGGCGCGTGCCATCAGAGTGGGCTTTCTTCAGGTCGCCGTCGCCAACCACGTAGGTTTCAAGCCGAATGAAGCCGATGGCGTCCACGTTGTCAGTGTACGGCAGGGTGGATTGCTCCTTCATCCGCATGGCATACTTGGTGTATGGGCTTGCGTCTGGCGGCTCAATCCGAACCGTCTCTGCGTGGGCCACAAACACCACGTTCATGCCGCGATCCATCAGCAAGCCAGCCGCATTACGTACACGGCGGTGAAGGCTTGCAATCATGTTGTTGCCCGCGCCATATCCACCGTGAGCCTGATTGATGCTCTTTGGTTTCTTTGGGTCGGATTCAAGGACGTAATCCGAGAAGATCGCATCCAACGTGGTGACCGTGTCGATCACGAGCGTCTCATAC